CTTTCAGAGGGTGAAGGCGTCCTTGTCAATCAAGCTAAGGGGCGTGTTACCGCCGAGCTGGATAAGGCTAAAGCCGCTTTTAAGGTCGCCTACGAAGCAGGTGACCCTGACGCCTTACTTGTCGCTCAAGAGCAGCTTAACGTCCTTCAAAACGAGAAAGTTCGTTACGATAACTACAAGCCTCAACCAGTTCGACAGAAAGCACCTGAACCACAATATCAGGCACCTGCTGCTCAACCGCGTAAACCCGATCAACGCGCTATGGATTGGGCGCAGCGTAATACTTGGTTCGAGCAAGACCCTGAAATGACTGGCTATGCTTACGGCCTACATGAAAAGCTTGTGAAAAGCGGTATTGATCCGCGCTCCGATCAATACTACAGTGAGATAGACAATGCGGTTCGCCGCGTGTTTCCAGATAAGTTTGGCAATGAGAATATTGAGGAATATGCACCTCAACGCCAAGCGGGTAACGTAGTCGCCCCTGCCGCTCGTAGCGGTAAAAGACCACGCAAAGTGCAACTGACCTCAACGCAAGTTTCTCTCGCCAAGAGACTTGGTCTGTCAAATGAACAATATGCGGCGCAATTGATGAAGGAAATGAAATAATGTCGAATAGGAACTCACGCACTACAGAGACCCGCGAGTCGGGTCAACGCAAGGTGTCATGGCAGAGACCATCAATGTTACCAACCCCCGAACCTAGACCCGGTATTGAGTACCGCTGGATTCGCACTTCTACTCTTGGGAAAAATGATAACACCAACGTCTCTTCTAAATTTCGTGAGGGATGGACACCCGTTCGTTCAGAAGATCATCCAACCCTTCAAGTTGTGTCTGATATCGAGTCTCGATTCACAGACAACATAGAGGTCGGTGGATTACTGCTTTGTCAGAACTCAACCGAAAATGTGCAAGCTCGCCGTGAGGCCCAGCTCGATCAGGCCCATAACCAGATGAGTGCTGTGGACAATAGCTACTTGCGTAATTCCGATCCGCGCATGCCCGTACTAGACCCAGAACGGTCAACGCGGTCTTCATTCGGCAAGTAACCTGAAGGGGGAGCTTGTCTAACTTAAATTAGGAGTAAGAGAGATGGCTACTACAGCAGCTCCCTATGGCCTACGTCCTGTCAAACGTGCGGACGGAATGCCATATGCTGGGGCAACGTCCCAGTTTCTCATCGACCCCGCTGGTGAAGCGACTAACCTGTTCTACGGGCAAGTTGTTCACATTGGAGCCGATGGGTATATCGCCCTGTCAACAGCGACAGGTGCCGATGGAACCACAAATGCGTTCCCAACAGGTACAACCCTAACGGGTTCTCTTGGTGTGTTCGTTGGTTGTGAATATGTCAACTCCTCGGGCCAATTGGTTCAGGCTCAGTATTACCCATCTGGTACGTCCAATGGTGATGCTATCAAAGCCTATGTTGTTGACGATCCAAACGTACTGTTTCAAGTACAAGCCGATGGTGCGATGGATCAATCTGACATTGGTGCAAACACGTTCTTTGCAGCAGCGCAGTCTACCTCTACTGGTTCTACCACAACAGGTAACTCAACTTCTGCAGTAGACGCTACCACTGTCACAACAACCGCCGCCTTCCGTATCGTAAGTGCCGTATCTCCAATTGGCGATGCGTTCCCCGATCTGTTGGTTAAATTCAACCCCGGTTATAGCAGCATGACAAATGCTGTTGGCTTGTAAGGAGGCTAACTAATGGCTATTTCACGCGCCCAGCTCCTTAAAGAGCTATTGCCCGGTCTCAACGCTCTCTTTGGGCTTGAGTACGGCAAGTACGAAAACGAACATGCAGAAATCTATGAGACTGAAAACTCAGAACGTAGTTTTGAGGAAGAAGTAAAATTATCAGGATTTGGAGCAGCCCCAGTTAAGGCTGAAGGCTCCGCTATCTCTTATGATAATGCTCAAGAATCGTTTACAGCTCGTTACAACCACGAGACTGTTGGCATGGGTTTCTCCATCACTGAAGAAGCGATGGAAGATAACTTGTACGATTCATTGTCTGCACGTTACACCAAAGCCTTGGCTCGCGCCATGGCGTACACCAAGCAGGTTAAAGCAGCTTCGTTGTTGAACACAGGCTTCACCACATTCAACTCTGGTGATGGCACTACACTGTTCTCAACAACACACAGCACGGTGGAAGGTGGCAACAACGCTAACCGCCCTGCAGTTGCTGCAGACTTGAACGAAACCTCGCTTGAGCAAGCAGTAATTGACATTGCAGCGTTCACTGATGAACGTGGCTTGTTGATCGCCGCTCGCCCACGCAAGCTCATCGTTCCACCTGCGTTGATGTTTGTTGCGACTCGTTTGCTCCAGACTGAACTGCGTGTAGGTACAGCGGATAACGACATTAATGCTATCAACACTAATGGTTCGATCCCTGAAGGTTACCGCGTCAACCACTACCTGACTGACGCAGACGCCTTCTTCCTGACTACAGATGTTCCAAACGGCATGAAGCACTTTGTGCGTACTGCTATGCAGACATCTATGGACGGTGACTTCGATACAGGTAACGTGCGCTACAAAGCGCGTGAGCGTTATTCTTTCGGTGTATCCGATCCGCTTGGGATGTACGGTTCGCCCGGTGCATAAGTTCAACTGAACTTTCTACAGTTAGGGGCGGTCTTCGGATCGCCTCTTTCTTTTTGTTTAAACCTAGTGTATTCTGTCTTTACTAGGGCAAACATCAGCTTTGTAGACAGGTTACCGCCCTCCTGACGTTGCATAGACTACAAAGCGAATCCTTATGCAAAGGGTACTAAAATGGCTTCGACTACATTTTCAGGTCCAGTGACCTCAACCGCTGGTTTCATTGGCGACATCGTTGTTCCGACATACACAGTTGCAAGCGCCCCATCAGCCTCTGATGCAGGTGCAGGTACTATTGTCTATGTTTCTAACGGCGCAGCAGGTGCAGCAATTTTGGCCTTCTCTGACGGAACGAACTGGAAGCGTTCTGATACAGGTGCCACAATCGCCGCAGCATAAGGAGTTAGGTTATGAGTAGGTTTAAAGCACCCTCTGCCGAAGAACTCGCACGGCGTGGACTATATCCTGATGGGTCTCCTATCAGGACTACTCCCGTTCGCGCTCGAAATGATGACGGTACGCTTAAAGCAGACGACCCTTCCACACCTGATGTGAATGAGGCTTGGGAAGAGAAACCTGTTAAAAAGAAGCGTGGCCGTCCCCCAAAGAAAAAGGACTAGGCTATGGCTGGACAAGAGGTTCGCGCGTTTAACTTTGCAGCAAGCGACAGTGCTGCACTTGTAGGCCCATCACGAGGTAGGTTGCAGGGGGTTCTAGTGAACGCCGCTGCAGCCGCTGCGTTTACTATTCGTAATGGTAGCGCAACGGGAGAGATTTTACTTCAGCTAACCTTACCTACGGGTTGGAATGATGTTTACATACCAAATGATGGCATACTCGCTGATAATGGTTGTTTTGTTGCCGCCTTCACTGGCACAGGGAACACGATGACCCTAATCATAGAGTAGCGTGTTATGGCTGGAGCAGAGCCAAAGTCTAAAAAAGATTCCCACCTAGCTAGGCTAGCTAGGGCGGGTGTCTCTGGGTTTAATAAACCCAAGCGCACTCCTAGTCACCCAAAAAAGTCTCACATTGTTGTGGCTAAAGAGGGTGATAAGATCAAGACTATCCGCTTTGGGGAGAAAGGCGCAAAGACTGCTGGCAAGCCCAAGGCGGGGGAGTCTGATCGCATGAAAGCCAAGCGCAAGTCCTTTAAGGCTCGTCACGGCAAGAACATTGCCAAGGGCAAAATGTCTGCAGCATATTGGGCGGATAAAGAAAAATGGTAATATCTCGGTCTCAAATGGGAAGTCAGTTAGTAGGCAACCGCGTCTCTACTGGAGACGATGCGAGGGATTTAGACATCATTCGCTTTGGCGAAGGTGGTAAAACTAAGAAGAAGTCAAAGAGTAAAGTTAACGAGGCGGGTAACTACACTCAACCCGAGAAGCGCAAGCGTTTGTTTAATAGAATAAAAGCTGGCGGCAAGGGTGGCAATCCCGGTCAATGGTCCGCTAGAAAGGCCCAGATGCTGGCTAAGGCGTATAAGGATTCTGGTGGGGGGTACACATCGTGAAGGGCGTAAAGCATTATCGGAAGGATGGGACTGTTCATAAAGGCGGCACACACAAGATGCCTGATGGTTCATTGCATTCTGGCAAGACCCACGGGAAAACAAGTGTGAAGCTAGTGCATTATAAAGATTTAAGTAAGGCAGCAAAGGCTAAAGCAGATGGCGCTAGAACCAAGCCAAAAAAGTCTTAAAAGCTGGACCAAGCAGAAGTGGCGGACCAAGTCTGGTAAGCCATCTACGCAGGGCAAGAAGGCTACAGGTGAGCGATACCTCCCTGAAAAAGCTATCAAGGTTTTGACGGCTGCGGAGTACGCCGCTACTACTAAGAAGAAGCGCGAAGCCACTAAAAAGGGCAAGCAGGTTGCCAAGCAGCCGAAGAAAATTGCCAAGAAGACGGCGAAATATAGGAAGACTTAGATCATGGCAGTAGTCACACCAGACCTACCTGAACTGTTTGAGGAAGCATATGAACGTGCTGGCCTTGAGATGCGTTCTGGCTATGATTTGAAAACGGCTCGTAGGAGCCTTAACATATTAACATTGGAGTGGCAGAATCGTGGTCTCAATCTCTTTACTATTGAAGCGGGTACGCTCGCTATTACAGCGGGTACGTCAACGTATACCCTTCCTTCGGACACCATCGACATCATCGAACATCAAGTCCGAACAGGTACAGGTACAAATCAAACCGATACCGCCCTCGAAAGGGTCAGTGTCTCGACCTACGCCCAGCAAACCAACAAAAACACGCAAGGCAGGCCCACCCAAATCTACGTCCAAAGGCTCCCCACGGAAGTCAAAATAACCCTATGGCCTGTGCCGGATGCTACTACGCCTTATACGTTATCCTACTATAGGCTGAAGGGTATCGACGGTTTGTCTAGTGGTATTGGTGGGGATGTTACCACTGTACCACCACGCTTTGTGCCAGCTCTAGTATCGGGCATGGCTTACTATATTGCCATGAAGAAGCCAGATGTTGCCGCTCGTGTCCCGCTGCTAAAGCAAGAGTATGAGTTTCAGTTTCAGCTCGCTGCTGGTGAAGACGAGGAAACAGCGTCAATCAAGTTTGTACCCTTTGATACGTTTATGATGGGTGGATAATGAGCTACGCAAAAGCCAAATATGCCTTCGGGTTTTGTGACAAGACGGGGTTTCGTTACCCCCTCAAAGACCTTGTGCCTGAGTATAATAACGGCGTTAAGACTGGTTTTCTTGTCGGTAGAGATGTTGCTGACCCAGATCAGCCTCAAAACTTTCTTGGACGCATAAAGATTAACGACCCTCAATCTTTGAGAAACCCGCGCCCAGATACTTCTTTGCTGGAGAGCCGAGAGCTGTTTGGTTGGAATCCAGTTTGGAATTCTGCGCAGTATATGGTAGCTTCTGTAGGAAGAGTTACTGTCACCACAACTGATGGAGATTAGAATGCCAGCACCTAAAAAATCCTTACGTCCCAAAGCTCGCCCCGAATCTATCTATGGGGTCGAGGAAATAAGTACACAAAGCCCTGATGGTCTCACCATAGAAGAGCGCGAAAAAAAAGAGAAGGCTAAGAAAAAGATGTATGGTGGTAAAATGAAGAAACCTGTTGCTATGAAGTCCGGTGGGAAGATGCCTAAGAAGATGTACATGGGCGGCGGGATGGGCAAGTGCCGTGGCATGGGAGCTGCTACTCGCGGCGGAAACTTTAAAATGGGTTAAGTTCAAATGAACTATTCTGAGTTAGTGCAAGCGATAAAAGATTACACGGAGAACGAAGAGACAACTT